GTCCACGTTTTAGCGCATCGACAAAGCCTTCGTAGTTGACCTGCTTCTTTACGCACCAATCCCTAAGTGGACTGAGGTAGATGTATAGCATCTTTATGTCGTATTCGTAGCGTGCCATGTACGACACTCTCGGCGTAGCGTCCGGAATAATCAAGTGGTCTGCGTCGTCCCGCTTCAATGTGCGGGAATCATCCGTGCTCTTAATACGCAGGATATTGTTGTAGTTCTCAGCCAAGAAGTTAGTGAGCGTTGTCTCGGCGTCGACGTCCATAGATTTGACTTGATCTTGTACCCCGCTAACTACACCCTTGAGCCAAGTGACCACAGCCTTGAGGTCATAGTCAACTAAGCCAGCCCGCTTTGCCGCCATCAACCCCATGATGCCATCTGCCGCTAAGACCGAATGAAACCGTGCGTCAGGTCCAAACCCGCACATCTGATCTAGTTTGTGTTGGGTAGATTTGTACAAAGCCTTGATACCAGCAATGTCCTGCATCACGTACTGCATGTATGGCAGATATGCGTGCCCGTAGTTGTTTAGAAGTGCGTCACTTAATATGTCAGTATCGACCTTGTTGAGTCCGGGGACGGGTTTGGCACGTACTTCCAACAAACGCATGGCTTCACCTTTAGGCAGAGCCTTGTAGGTTCCCATCTTCTCCATCATGGATGAGTTGCCTGTACTAACTGCCGCTTGTTTCCATGGCTCGCCACGGATTCGCTCTGAGTTGGAGTTCGGCCCCATGCGATTGCGTTGCATACCTGATGTGTACTGATACAGAAAGTCGCTCAACTCCTTGGCGGTGGAGTTAGTCATCTCGTCCATAGGTAGGAAGATGTTGTTGTAGAGTTCCGCACGGTTCATCTTGGATGCCATAGTGTCGGATTCTTTAAGCACAATCTTGGTCGGGTCGCCCCAAATACTAGCCCCCGCATACAACGCAGTTGTCTTGCCGATTCCTGAGTCCGGACTGAATATGTGCATCAACGCCCCATTTACAGGGGTGAAGTCGGTAAAGATAGAGCCAAAAGATAGTCCGATTACAAACTGGTGCATCTCCATTCCGGGGCGGTTGTAGAAGTTCATGGCTTCTTTCCATGCCTCTAGCGTTCCTTTGGGTTGAAATGCGTGAAACAGATGTGCTGTAGCTGATGAGGGTGGATTGTGGTCTACCCGATCTGCACGAATTTCTTTATCCCCTAGCACGAATGCTTCGTGCTTATCATCTATCCAACCAAATTGTCTGTGAGCCGTGTCCGCTCTTGCGTTAAATTGCATGTGGTTTACCCATGTTGTTATATATGACATTAGTTCGTCGGTTCTAATCATCGCCACGCCGTTGGATGACATGTGCTTACGCAGTTCATCCTTAGAGGTAGCAGACGCAAGAGGTATCGTAAATTCCCGCACCCCGTCACGAGGAAGATGTAGCCTTACGACTACCGCCTCACCCACAGCAGAGTCCAGTAACCTACGAGTTACGTACATATCGTTGTGATAGATCATCACTTCGATCTCGTCTTCTTGCTTGATAACCCGCTTAAAGATACCTCCGTTCTTCCCCCTGAAATAAGGTTCGGGATACTTCGGTATAACGTATGTTTGTGTGTGCCCTTGATTCACATTCGCCGGGGCATCTTCTACGATGTTATCTTCCTCAGTTGCTTCTTGCACTTCTCGACCAAGCACAATCGGCGATTTGATTGAGCCTTTGCTTGGGCATCCGTCGCAACCTTTGGGGTTGTATTCTTCAAACTTAGCGCAGGTATAAGGGCCGCCCTTGATACCACGTACTTTCCTGTCAGCAAATTGTGGGCTGTACTCAGGGTGCCCACTAGAAATCTTGTCAATAGCCTTGTCTGCGTCTACGCAAAATTTAGCGATAGATAAGCCTGCTCTCCACATCGGTTCCGACATGGTTGCTTGGTTCTCGTAAATATATCCTAGTTGTTGGCATCCTTCTCCCTTCACAGTTCTAATCATGATGGTCTTAAACCGATTTGTGTAGTTCCCAAGGATTGCCTTGGTTACTTCGTCCATCTCTCCACGTGGGATGTAGGGCCGCCGCTCAATGAGTGGGTCACCAATAACATCTTTTAGTGTGTCAAGCTCATACGGTACGGAACCCTGGCCTAGTAAACTGACAGGGCGTGCCACGTCGTTTTTGTAGTTTAGAGTCCCCGGAACCCGTAAGATTCGTACCGCATCCGCCGTTACTACATGGTCGATGTGCAAGTCATGGTCGTCACACATACTCTTTAACTTCTCAGCCAAAGGCAACCATGTTTCACGTGAAACGGGTTCAGTAAATGCCCAGTAGACGTGCACACCCCCACCGGAGTTAACCAGCGTAGGCTTCGGCATCTTGGTCGCCTTGCAGAACTGTTTTAAGGCAGTAATCGCTTCGGCTTGTGTCGCGTATGGTTTATCTTCTCCGCAGTCTATGTCTAGGAACAACGATTTCAGTTGTTTGACGTTAGGTGCTTTGCGTGACTTGCCATCCTTGAATGTTGCTAATGCGTAGTACGCATCGTATCCCTCGTTTTTCAAATTCTCGGCTACTGCTACTGCGTCTTCCACTGTGCGGAAGAACTTTTGTACAGGCTTGTCTGACCCATTTTTTAGCCCAACTATGCAGTAGTATCCGTCGTCCCCGAGGACTTGCTGTAAAAATTCTAAATTGTCCATAGCCACCCATTGTTAGGTGGGGGTACTCGCTACTTCCGGCAGTCAGGAGTCCAATCTAGACTTGCCAGCATCCGCTTTCCCCCCGAAACCATTAATTAAGCATCGTCCCATTCGCCAACCAAGTCTTCTAACTTGGGTTCATTGGCTACGGGTGCTTTCTTGGGTGCGGCTTTCTTTGGTTCATCAACTTCCTCAGCTTCTACCTTTGCGGGCTTGGCTTTAGGGGCTTCTTGCGCTTCTGCTTCGGGTGCAAACAAGGAGGGTTTTGGCCTGTCCTTGACACCATCGGTTTGTGCAACAGTCATTGTGATTGCGCTGACTGCTTCGGGTGAGTCCTTGAGTTGTTGGACTGTGTTGAACTCTTCCTCGGTCACGGGGCGCACAGGCTTGAACACCAATTTAGGTGTAGGGCTTGCAGTATCGAAACGCATCTCGGTCACAACACCAGTAATAGGTGTGCCGTGGTTCTTCAAATGGCGAGCATAGGCTTGCAAGGGTAACTTGCCCTTCTCACCATCACCAAACACAGATGTTGGGGGCAACACTAGTTGGTAGACTTCTTGTTTTTCCACTTCACCATCAAGCACGACGGCTAAACGCTGTTGGTAACGGCATGCACGGCTGTCGCCTTGACCAGAACCCTTGATGTTTTGTGGGCAACTCAAACAAGTAGCTGACTGCTTGTTCTCTTCCTTGACCTTTACATCGGGACGTTGGCTATCTGCTGACCAACATGTCGGGGATACGGCTTCACCTTCGCTATAAGTTCCTGCGTAGTAGATACGTGAAACTTTCGGTGCGGCTTTGATGATGACAACATTCATCGCACGCTCTTCTGACACGCGGTACTCTTTACCGCCAATGAACTCACGAAATACTCCGCCCTTGATACTGATACGACGTGAACCTAAGCTCTCTCCAGCTAGGGCATTCGTTGCATCATCTGCGTTTGCGTTCTTGAGGTATGCGGGTAGTCCGCCTTTAAACAATGCTAAATCACTCATCTACATTCTCCTTAAATATCATCGTTGGGGTTAAAGTTTAAAGTCATTTGAGTAGAACCCTGTGGGGGTTTTACCGTAAGACTTCCGTCTGCTTCTTCTCTCACAAGCGTTCCGCCGTTTAGGACTCGCATCGCCTCTTCCACTTCGCTAATCTTGAAACGGTAGACACCGCCAATCTTTAATGAGGGGATTAGGTCTTGCCGAATCCATGCGCGGACAGTCGATATGGACACCGCAAAATGCTTTGCCACACTTTCTATCGGAACGAAAGATTCATCAACCATTTTTACTCCTTTTTATGGTCACGGAATATTCCGCATTCGCGTTAAGCCCCGGCGGAAGCACGTCGGGGTGTTCTTCTAAAAATGCCTTCATATTGGTTTGGTGAAGTCGCTTCTCCAATAGTTCCGGCACACCATGTTCAAGTATGAATTTGCCCATGGATTCCCAGTCGTTCGTTGAGTACGTCGTCCTTACGGTGCGATACACAACTCCGGCTTCGGTTCGTAGACTCTCAGCGCCAATGACTTTCATGTGGTCAAGAATCGCTGTCTTGACTGTCTTCATGCCGTCTTCAACCTTGGCGATTTCCGCTTCTAGTTGATGGGTGAGTTCTGCTTTTTTGTCCCGCATCTTGATATAGACACGGGTAAGTTTTTCTAGAGGCACTTCTGCCTGTACTGTAGCTTCTTCCATTTACATTCTCCTGTTTTAAAAATACGATAGCGGTTTGTTGTTCTCACTATCTTCCCTCTACTCTACTATCAAATTCTACCTTAGTCAAGTAAATTCTTGTAAAGTTCAACTAACTTTACATGATCGTCTATACGGTTGTCAAGCATTTTGTATAGGTGTTTCTCCGCATTTGAACCCTGTAATCGCACAATCGTGACCGGATGGCGTTGCCCCGCTCTATGCGCTCTTGCATTGGCTTGGGCATAAGTCTCTAGGCTTGGGGTCGGCCCCCACCAAACAACTGTATCCGCCGCTGTCAAGGTCACGCCATGAGCCGCCGCTTGTGGTTGGATTATCAAAATCCTTGGGTCACTGGTATCTTGAAAATTCTTAAATATTTCAGCGCGTTTGTGGGCGGGCACATCACCATTGATGATCTCGGTTGAGAACCCGTCTGCTTCTAGCTTTTGGCTGAGAATCCGGATCGTGTTTTTAAATGGTACAAAGATCAATATCTTTTGTTGTGTCTCGTCGATCACTTCTCTCAACACCTTATAGCGGTTCTTGATGTCGAACTCCAAGGTCTCGCCAGTATCAGAGTACACCGCGCCACAAGATATTTGCAGGAGTTTGCTCAATCCGACTGCAGCGTTAACTGCCGTAATTTGCTCCCCCGCCGTTTGCACAACAAGTTGCTTGCGTAACAACTCATAGTATTTCTTCTGTTGGGGGGTCAGTTCAACCTCCCGTGAGACATACGTCATCTCAGGTAGGTCAAGGCATTCCTCTTTGGTAAACCGGATGGCGGGTTGTAGGGCTTCGTAAACTACCTTGTCCGCATGGGGGCGTGGCACCCACTTGAACTGGGTTATCTTGTACATAACCATGTCTTTAAATGCGCTGTAGAACTTAGGCACACCGCTAGGACTTACAAGTTTCGCTAGTCCATAGGCGTCCACGGGGGATTGAGCCGCAGGTGTTCCAGTCAGCATCCAGAGCCATGTCTCAGGCTTTAGAATACGGTTTAACGTCTTCCAACGTGTTGTCTGTGCGTTCTTGTACGCATTAGCTTCGTCGATGACGATTAAATCAAACCCACCATTAGCCACCGCTTCTTGAACAATCTCCACCCCGTCATAGTTGATGATGACAAACTCGGCGTCCGATGCGATCACTCGGTTGCGCTTCTCTTTAGAGCCATAGGCAATGTCCACGGTGCGGTGCATAGCAAACCTAAACAAGTCAGCACGCCAAGCAGAATCCATGATGGACAGTGGGCAGATGACCAGTACACGGCGAATCCGACCAAGTTTCATCAGGTAGTCAGCCGCCCAAATAACAGACCCCGTCTTGCCTGTGCCTTGCTCATTAAGGCAGAAAGCCCGCTGGTGCAGGGTCAAGAATGACGCAGTAGTCTTTTGATGCTCGAACGGTTTGTAGAGTCCGGGCCATCCGTACTGTCCCATGATTGGTGATGGGATGTTTTTTATTTGCAGGTTCTTAAGCACCCGTGCTTCATCTAACCCCCACTTCACCGCTACTTGGTGCTCTCCAATTTGTCTGCTCTTTGGTATAACCGTTGTCACCTTATTGGGGTGACGTAGGTTCAATAGCAGTATCTTGTTCTCTACGATTTCCATGATTCTCCTGTTTTTATAAAGCACTGACAGAGCAAAAGTGGTCTCCCACTTCGCTCCATCAGATTGTCGGTTCCCTACCGGAAAGAGTAGTGCCGACTGGTAAGGTTATTTCGGTTTCCCGCGATGCACGCCACTCATACCTTACGCTTGCATCAGACTATGAACCAATCAGGCTCGTCGTTTTCTTTCTCGCTTGCTAGTCTCACCGACTAGGTTGCTCTTTGAGTCTCTCTTGAATGACCGATTCTTTGCAGGTGTCTGCACACTAAATCCGTCCTTGTTACTACCGCCTTTGTCTAACGCTTTCTTGTGTGATAGGTCTTTAC